CGGCAGGCTGGTATATTTCTACCTAACCTATCCAGTTGCAGTTACTGTGGACTCACAGAACACTGCCAATTCACGAAAGAGAAATAATGAACAACGACGATTGGAAACTACAGGTTTCTTACAAGACTCCTGCAGGAGATATGATTAACGTTCGTGCTAATACTGCTGACGAACTCAGCGTATTGCTCGAAGGTGTGTCCGACTACTCAACTCAAATCGCAGCAACTGCGAAGATGGTTACGGCAGCGTACAACACACTCCCTTTAGCGACGCCCGCTTCAACTCCCGTCACAACGCCACCAGTCTCCTCAATTCCAGACCAGGCAAAGGCTCAGTCCCCTACCTGTATTCACGGACCGCGAGTGTTCCGAAGTGGCGTAAGTAAGAAGACAGGACAACCATACGCGTTCTGGTCTTGCCCTCAACCACAGGGTGCAGACCAGTGCAAGCCCGTTAACTAACTACTTATCGGGGACAATGGAACCACTCACTATTCGGGGAAGGTAGTGGGTGGTTTCACCTTAAGACAGGAGCATAATGAAAACACTCGTAAGGTCAGTTGGTAGAACTGACATCGGGGGCGAACCGTTGCCCTCTGTATTCAAAGCATTTGAATCTAATAAGATTATATTCCGTAGAGCAGAAGTCTCTATGATGGCAGGAACTCCAGGTGTAGGTAAGTCAACACTAGCCTTGGCTTTAGCACTTAAGATGAAAGTTCCTACACTGTATATCTCAGCAGATACCAACGCACACACAATGGCTATGCGCCTTGCGTCAATGATTAGCGGTAAGAATCAGACTGACGTTGAGCATCTACTACAGAATGATATTGGCTGGACTAAGGCGACCCTTGCAAAGGGCAGCCATATCGTCTGGTCATTTGAGTCTAGCCCTAGCCTTCAAGATATTGACGAAGAGGTGCAGGCATTTGAAGAACTATGGGGTTGCCCACCTGTTGCTATCTTTGTTGACAACCTAATGGACATTGCTACTGATGGAGGCGAAGAGTTCGCTTCTATGAGAGCAATTATGAAGGAGTTGAAGTTCCTTGCTCGAGCGACTAATACTGCGATTATCGTATTACATCATACGTCGGAGGCTGTGGAAGGCAAACCTTGCCAACCAAGGTCGGCACTCCAAGGAAAGGTGGCTCAACTCCCTGCGCTTATCTGTACTCTCGGAGTCGTCGGAACTGCTATGGCAGTTGCACCAGTCAAAAACAGGTATGGTAGAGCGGATGCTAACGCGAATCTCAACGCGTGGCTAGCATTTAATCCTGAGTTTATGTACATAGAAGACATCCCCGAAAACGCATAGGAGAAATAATGGACGACGATTACTTAGAGATTCACGCTAAAGAGATTGCTTACGCTGAAGTTGCTAAGCAAGTCAGTAAGTTCATACAGAAGATTGAAGATGCTAAGGTTCCTATCAAAGATGAGTACACACAAGGTGTGCACGACGGACTGGACTGGGCAATTAGAATCCTGATGAAGGATAAGAGTGCTTCGTAATGGAAGTTGTCTTAAGTTCTGAAGAGATTACTGATGCGCTTAACTTTGTTAACCGTATGCGTGAAGATAAGGTTGACCACAAGGTAACTGATAAAAAGTTCGACGCGAAGAATACCTCGTGGGCTGTGAACTTTATGGGTCATCTTGGCGAGAAGGCTGTGGCTAAGTTCTACTCTGTGCCCGTTGATGACAGGGTTCTTACAGGTGGAGATGAAGGCTATGACCTGGTCATCAATGGCAAGACAGTTCAGGTTAAGACATCAACGCTGGATAAACTTATCTTCAACTCACTAGACTTGTTTACTGCTGACTATGCTGTGTTGGTTACCTTAATTGGTGACAGAACTCAACCTCATATTGATTCCCGATTCAAAATATGGGGAGCAATATCTCGTGAGGACTTTATGAAAGTATGCTACGAAAAAGATTACGGCTATGGGGTACGCTTTGTTTGCGATGCGGAACACATTGGAAAGGCATTGGTATAATGGCTAACCCTAATGGTCGTAAAGGTTCTAAGTGGGAGACTGACTTGTTAAAGTTCTTCAGAGGTATCGGACTTTGGATAGAGCGACTCACTAAGGCTGGGGCTAACGACGAAGGGGACCTCGTAACCATAGTCGGTGGCAAGACCTACATCTTCGAACTTAAGAATGTAAAGAAGATGGACTTGCCTAAGTTCTGGGAAGAGGCTAAGGTTGAGGCTAAGAACTATGCCAAGGCTAGAAATCTTGAGACAGTCCCACCAGCATTTGTTATAGTAAAGCGACGCAACCATAGCGTCGACAAGGCTTGGGTCATACAAGACCTAGACCAGTGGATTCAGGAGAGAGTGGGACAGTGAGTGACCTACCAAGTATCAGAGACGTACTCATCCACTACGGTGCGAACCTACGAGCAGGCACAGGGCAAGTCAATCTCCGTTGTCCATTTCACGGAGACACTCATCAGAGTGGAACTGCTAACCTCGAGAAGAATATCTTCATCTGTTTCGCCTGCGGAGTTCAAGGAAACAGTTTACAAATTATCGCAAGACAGGAGAATGTGAGTATCAATGAAGCAAAGCGTATTGCAGAAAGAATTGTTGGGGAAAGCAGCGGAGAAGTACAGCGCAAATATTCATCTGGCGGAAGACTACCTAAGAAGCAGGGGTATTCCAATAGAGACAGCACGGCTGGCGCGATTAGGCGTAGTCGTCGAGGCTGAGGTAGGGCACGAGGCTTATCAAGGAAGGTTGAGTATCCCTTATGTTACTAAGACTGGCGTTGTCGATTTACGTTTCCGCTCGCTCAATCCTGCGGTGGAGCCTAAGTATATGGGACTCACTGGGGCTGACACTAAAATGTATAATGTTCTTGATATTGAGCGGGCAGGTGATTACATTGGTGTTTGTGAGGGTGAGTTGGATACTCTTACTATGTCTGCCTGTATCGGTATTCCTTGTGTTGGTGTGCCAGGGGCTAATAGTTGGAAGAAACATTACACGAGACTCCTTGCCGATTTCGAAAGAGTCTTCGTCTTCGCGGACGGGGACCAACCAGGTAAAGAGTTTGCCTCCTCACTTGCAAGAGAACTACCAGTTACTGTCGTTGGATTCCCCGACGGGGAAGACGTTAACTCGTTCTATATTTCTCACGGGGCGGAAGCAATCAGAGCGAAAATTCTATAATGGATGAAGAAGAACTGTACTGTGATGGCTGCGGAATTCACTTTGACAATGCCTTCGAGATGGTAGACCACCACCTTGAGGATGGAGATGAGTTTGACCCCGCAATAATATTACCCAATGGGGTAAGGTTGATGGTCGGTAGCCTACTAAGATTTCTTTTTGAACACGCCGAACAACCAGAACAAATCAGACAAATAACTCAATCTACATATGTTACACTTTATGCTGCTGAATCTGGTAGTGAGGCTTTGGACGAACTCATCGAGGAAGTTGTGGTAGGTTCCGAGATGTTAAAGTTTGAATCAAGTCTTAAGAAACTATTAGAGGAGAGCACACCTGATGACAATGACGAAAGCGGAGCGTGAGGAAGTATGGCAGATTACAGACCACTTAGAGAGAATGGGGTACAAGATTACCTCTCTCACATCTCAGAGCGGGATACTAACCGTCACCCTATCTATTCCTCTGCTTTCTTCAAGGACGTAGAAAGTACATTCAATGAACTCCAGGAACTGCTCATCAAGAAGCATCTTGATTACGGTCCGAAGAATATATCTCAATCACCAGGTGGTCCTGTCAATGGACTACGAGTGCGTATGCACGATAAGTTGGCGCGTATTAATAACCTCGTCGACAAAGGGGTCGAGAACCCACAATACGAATCGCTTGAGGACTCATTCAAGGATATGGCAAACTACGCAATCATAGGTCTGTTAGTCTTAAGACAACAATGGGACAGTGAGAAGTGAGAGAACCAGAACTCTTTGAGTGGTTGAAGGAAAACTTTTATCCTGACCTACTCAAGTCAGAGTCTGAGTTCGACGGCTTTGATTGTCAGTCTGATGAGCACAAGTTATTTATAGAACTTAAGTCACGAAAGACTCACTATGATGAGTTGCTTATCGAGAAGTACAAGTTTGATTTCCTTGTTACCGAAGCAGGCAAGTTATCTTACACGCCTTGCTATGTAAACTACACCCCGCAAGGGGTATATTTTTTTGACCTTGATTCCATACTTAAGAATGAATTAGATATGAAGTGGCAAGACAAGTGGCTACCTACCACCACTGAGTTTGCCAACACCAACAACCGAGTCAAGAAGATTGGCTTGCTCAACGTACAATGGGGAACGAAGATACTATGAACTGGGAACGCATCGCTAAGTGGGACTATGTTGTGGATAGTGTGGCACTTGAGTACTCCCGCAAGTTTGATATGGTAGAGATTGAAGACTTAAGACAAAGTCTGTATCAGTGGTTTGTTGAGCACCCTAATAAGTTAGACGAGTGGGAAGCAATCGGAGAACGAGATGCCAAGAATCTAATTTATCGTAGCCTACGTAATCAAGCATTGGACTATTGCCAGAAATGGAAGGCTAAGACTATTGGCTATGATGTTGCTGACCTGTATTACTATGCCCCTGAAGTGGTCGAATCCCTGTTGCCTCTTGTCTTAAGAGGTGAGTTTAACAACGCACACAAATTAAATCTTGGTCGGGTATCGCATCCTTCTGCGCCCTCTGAGGGCGGCAACCTCATTGCTATGATGATAGAGATTGATTATGCTTACTGGAAACTAAGCAAAGATGATAGGAAGATTTTGTTTATGCGTCACGCTGAGGCTATGGACTTCAAGGAAGTTGCTAACTTCTTAAGTCTTGGAACTGATGATGCTGCTCGTATGCGCTACAAGCGTAGTCTTAATAAACTAATCAGAAAACTTGGTGGCTTCAAGCCTTTCCCTGATTACGACTTACCCAACAAGCAGGAGAATACTGTAGAGGGTGATGTTCAAGATAGCGAAAGCGCATAGAAAAGAAAGCGGTACTAGCACTGGTGCCATAGCAATAATAAATCTCTTCATCGGTTGTCCGTCTTGTAAAATCCTGAGCCCTTGAATTGGATACTAGGGGCAGACCATACGCGCTTCATAGTTCGGTAGCAGACAGGGCACTCAGGTCCTACCTCGAAATGAATCTGCGTCTCTTGATACGCATTACATTCTTCACATCTGTATTCATACGTCGGCATTACTGAACCTCTCTGTTTATGGTTTGGAAAGTCTTACAAGGATATTCTTTATGGCATTCTTCGCAAGACCAACCCCAAAACTTTATAGGTAACCACTTAGGTCTTTTGACTGGCTTATGTAATTCCACTACTGCTAACAACGCGTTAAAGTTTTTGCTATGACCAGGTGACCCACAGTTTGCGGTGTTGTAATCTTCAATCATTACATCTCTCCATCTATCGGTGTCGGAGCGGTGGCAATAGCCCCGCACAATTTACATTCTTGTCTTAAGTCGTACCAGCCAACCTCACGAGTGTCTTCATCCCATATGACAGTGATGTTCCACATCTTGCTACCACATAGGCAGACAAGTATCGGCTCTCCTCGTAAGTCTAGCATCAGTAGTGATTATGTCTTAAGTGATATTTCATAGCACGACAGGGGGTTTGGTATCGCTTGGTGATGTACTTGTAAGCGTGGAGGATTTGTATTGCGGGGTCTTTGCTAGTCTCCTTAAGGACTTGCCCAATACCAAATGCTGATGAACCCTGCCTGTTCTTGGCAAGATGGTCATAGCGACTCTCCTTAGTAAATATATAATCAAGGCATCTCCATTCCATACCACGCCAGCCATAGCCTACCCACGCATACCGCTTGGCAAGGGCTTTATTAGCCCGCTTCTCTGCCATTGTTGCCTGAGTTCTTTCTTCTTTGACTGGCTTTTCTTTGAGCACTGGGGGAATCAAGGGCGGGGCTGAGACTACAAGAAGAGCACCAGCCACCGCACTCACAACTGCTGTTCGCTTTTTCATTAGGATACTCTACCAACTTTAGCCCTTACTTTCCTAACCATATAGCCCTCTTCTCTGAAAGAGTTGAGGCTTGATTTACCTAAGAGCATACGTCTTTCGTAGTTCATAAGCCCACCCCATATGGAACCGCCGTGTAGGTTTTCCTCTTGTAATCCTTGCGTAAGACATAAGTCACGCACAGGACAGTCGTTACATATTTCGACAGCCTCTATCATTCTAAGGATTTGTAGTTGTACCTCGTCCTTTATCTTTGAGGACTTATACCACCAGAGTTCGGGGTCTGGATGCTTGGCGCACCCTGCTTCTTTATGCCACTCAGGTGGCATTGCGAAGGTATCTTGTAGCATTATTGAACCACCCTTAGATTCTCTCGAAGTGGCAAGACGGAGACGGCTTTGCCGTAGTCGATGTCCTCTGCGTGTAAGACCGAAAAGACTTGAGTTTCATACAGCAACTCGTCTTGTTCTTGCGGACTTAAGACATCAAAGTTATCAGGTAACTTGTTTGAGTCTATCGTGACGTCGATAATGCGAACGCCCTTGAGTTCGTAGGTAACTCTATACGTTTTGTTCATTGAGTTCCGCCTCTGCTAGGTCGGCAAGATAGGAATCTATTGCCGCTTCTTGGCGTGAGTTCTTATGAAGATGTATCTCTGCGTCAATGAGAAGGTCGTCGATGTAGTCTTGGAATGTCGCTAGGTTATTCTCATTGTCCCATATTTCGACGGCTATTTCCCATAGTTCGGGACTCATCTCTTTATATTCTGAACCAACAACGAAAGCCATAACGTCTTGGTCTAAAGAATAGTTGCGTCTAAGGTGCGCTATGAGTGTCGCTACTTTCATTCTTCTTCTCCTGTTTGTAGGTTGATTTGCTCCAACGCTTGACCGATTGCCCCGCGCCAATGCGAGGCTACACCTTGCGCCAATGGCGTGTCAATATCCAACTCCTGTGCGCCGTCGTAAATTTTTACTGTGCTTCTTGTTTTAGTCCATTCCACAACAACGAGGAATGCTGATTGCTTACTTGTCATTTCATTTCTCCTGTCTTACGTCGTAGTTTTTTCTTTAGGTCTGTGATTACTATCGCCACCCACCACGAGAGGACCGCTACTGTGAAGAGAATCAACACGTAGAGAATCGTCTGAAGTAGTGCGAAGATGCCGCCAATGTGTGTGCCTGTCAAGATATCTAATAAAGTTTCCATTTTATATTTCAACTCCTGTCTTAAGTTTGATTATGCTTTTGGCTTCTTGCTCGGTCTTTGTAATGTGAATACTCAACCCTTTAGTTGTCCATATTTCTAGTTGATACACTCCGTTTAGTTTCCAAATTGCGTAGTCTTGTAATTCCATTTATTTATTCTCCTGTCTTCCGATTTCTGTAACCTCTAAGTAATGCCTGCCCTCGTGCTCGTGATAGTCGTACTCTGTGCGCTCACCTAGTACCCAGCGACACCCGCCCATTTCTGAGATAGCGTCTAGAATCTCACTAGAAAAGTCACCCTCCCACCATTTGCCCTTGATTATTTCTAGCGTTACCCCCTCGGCTAAGCGCGTCGCGCCGTCAATGGGCGAGGTAAATAGTGTCCCCTCTTCCTGCTCTTGTAGTTCTATGATTGCCATATACACCCCGCCGTCGGGATATTCTAAGAAGTCTCTTGCCTTTGTTTCTGTTGTCATTTTATTTCTCCTGTCTTAGGTAGTAACTATGAACACATTCCGCGAGAGGCGTTAGACAGTCGCCACATATGGGCGAACTTTGCGCCTTGCGATTGTCCTCGCAGATTGCCCCGTGAGGGACGATGGTATTTGATATTCCACCACCACATACACCGCAGCGCGGGGTCATACGCTTGCCTCCGCTAACTCACAGTCATTGAGGAAGATAACCCTATCAAATTGAGGGTCATATCCCTCGAAAGCGTCTGCCAATGCCTCTACTACTATATCAATAGCAGGCGACTCGAACTCGTTCTTTACTGCGGTAATCGTGTCTGCGATAAGCAGATACATCTCTCTGTTCATTTTATTTCTCCTGTCGTAAGTCGTAAGTTTGTTTATTTCTTTAGTGTGTGTCTTGCGATGATGTCGAAGGGAAGAGAGCCCCAGCCCTGAAGTATTTGAGAAATGAATAGACCTGCGGTCTCGCTAATCTGCTCATTTACGAGGTCGGTTAC